CACCACATGCTAGGATGATGTCTGGTTTTAGACCTGTGATTTCGACACCATCAATGAATAGTCTTTTGGCGAATTCACCTCGATGGGTGTCACCGTCGGCGACTATGGTTTTACTTTGGTTTATTATTACACCACATTGTTCCATAGCCAGCTTATACTGCTGTGAGGTTTCCTTGTCAAATATCACAATGTCGTCACCTAAAATTGCGTAATTCTCATAAGGGCCTAAGAACCCTCTTCGATGAGCGCAAAACTTAGTAAAGACGTGGTGTGTCAATGAGAAAACAGCCCAGGAACTATACAGTCCTAACGGCTGCCCCACTGACCACTTAACCATATTGTTATTGTGCGACCGGAAACATCTATCTGTCATGACATGTCGTCACGCATTCGCGATCTCCGCCCCGAAAACCTCCTCAACTAATATTAATTGGAGGGAGATAGGGAATCGATCCGTTGCGGCGGACAAATCGAAACTATGGGACTCACCATTCAGCATCTGCGCAACCCGTGCAGCTTGTCTGTCTTGGATATATGTCCCATCGGTCTTCATTGTCTTGAGCTTATTCATAATAGTATCATGAATTGGCTTCAACACGATCTGTGATCAGTAGTCACCTATAGCAATCACTCGGGTCTTTCCTCCACCTTCGGGTAGGAAAGAGAGGTCCGAATGGCTGAGTACTCTGTCTGTTTGCACTAATGCATTATTTTCGATAGACTCTTTTATTCAGTCTGCTCCCTGTAGGGAGGCCATATTTACTATGGACCGAAATAAGCCACTATCTGATAACACAGCCTTAGCATCTAGATGTGCTGTAAGGAGAGACGGTCCATTTGGACCACTTACTCTCCTTCCGCGAATTTCTTCGCGAAGGATTGATACTTTTGCACCTTTGAAGTTCCAAGTCACTCATCTCTTACAGAAGGTCTTAAACTCCTCCTGTAACTTGGTGAATCCCGGATGATATGTTTGAGGCTTAATAATATTCTCTACACTATAGTCCGGTGATGTGAATAACGCTTCATAGAAGCGTGTCACTGTCAATGCGAACCTCTTTTCAGTCGGTGTTCCTTTTAAATAAGGCAATAATGGTATCAGTATTGCCGGAACCCCATCCTTATTGGACTTTCTGAAAGGTATAGGTGTGAAACCTTCTCTGAGAGCTATCTTCTTAGCAATAAGATTTAGCTCCTTTGCAAGTTTAATAGCTTGCTTGATCCCCTCGTGCTTAATAATATGCTCGATAGATTCATAGAAGGCAGTACTGTGTTGTATGAAAGCAGGATTAATAGGTACCATCGATATAGCTACCAAGCTATGTATGATGTATAACCATCTAATTCTTGTATTGTTTGCTGCAGAATAATGCTCTCCCGTATTGCTACGGTGCCATCGCAACTCAAGGTTCGAC